GTCCTACTATGTATCCATTTAAAAGGGTCATCCGATAATGAAATACCATAATTTGGCATTAATGCGATATCAGTATTCAATCCTTGATAAATCCAATTCGTTGCCTGATAGATTCCACCTAAATGTTCTTGTCCATTATCGGCATATGATATTAGAACTTTGATATCTTTATCGTTTTCTCTGAACCACTTAAATGATTGTCCTAATGCGTATGATTCGATGTTTGAGCCATATCCATCATCACAATACAAACGAGTCAATTCTAATACATTATCCTTAGTCAATCCTTCGCAAACCGATGTTGGTGCTTTTGCTCCTACGGGAAACCCATAAACCATACATCCAATCAATTTATCGGAATCACCAATTGCATTTGCTTCATCCATTTTATAGAATATTCCTAATGCGTATCTACAAGCTGTCCAAGCGTGTGTATAGTGTTTCTTAACGATAATCTCTTTTGCTACGTGACTTCCTATTTCCCTAACGGAAACTCTCGATGTATCACAATAATTTTTATCAGCTTCTTTCAATTGGTTCTAATTTTATAACTTCTTCAATAAATTCATCTTGTTGTTTAGGATAAGGTAGTTGTGGGTATTTTAAACCCTTTACAATTTTCTTTCGTTCTCTACCATTCGAAAGTATGTAAACATATCGATGTTTTCTCGGTTCTTTTCTAATCCAAATAGGTAAAGAGATTTGTTCTCTTATTTTAGCAGGGTCATTTGTTCCATAATATGGAAATATTGTCCTACCATGTTGCCATTCACCACCTTCGGTTAACTGGAACAACCAACTATCGCTCCATCTAATTTTGTTTCCTTGATAAATCCAATTCGTTGCCTGATATACAGTTCCTAAGTGACCTGCCTTTGGGTCTGAATATGATATCAATGCTTTGATTGATGGTACGTTATCTCGTAACCATTGAAACGTTTTACCAACGAACCAACTTTCTATGTTACTACCATATCCATCGAATACAAACAATCTAGTGAGTTCTAAAACTTCGGTTCTATCCAATGTTTCACATATAGATGCGCCGGAGTTTCTACCAATCGGGTCACCATAACATGCTACACCAATTAGTTGTTCATTCACTCCACCAAAGAATTTGTGTTCATCATTTGAAACATAAAACAAACCAATAGCATAAGATACCTTCGTCCATATCCCACTATAATGGTTATTGACGATGATATCCTTTGCTACGTTTTTGTTTATTTGCCTTACGACTAATTTTGAAGTATCACAATATAACTTATTAGGTTCTTTCATAAGGCCACTTAATCATGTGTGTCCACGTTTGGTTTGTAACTATTTTTTTAATGTTAGCTGGTGAAACTCCGTAATTTCTAGCCATAACATTAACGTTTCGGTGACCCATTTTGTATAGCTCTCTGATTTGCAGTATCTGCGTTTCAGTTAATTTGTGCATCGGATGTGCTTCTCCTCTTAACATATATCTAATATAACCAATTTTTTTGATATTCACAAATTTATTTTACTTTAAATGCTCATTTAATGAATTTACATAAGTTAATTTTGCTTGCATTCCTGCGAATCTATCAACTTCTACCCCATCCTTCTCAACAATAATAGTTGGAACTGAACGGATACCATATTTAGTAGCCTCATCAAATGCGGTATCGATATCATACTCTTCGAATACTACATTTGAAAATTGCCCTTTTACTTCATTGATAATAGGAGCTAATGCTCTACACGGGCCGCACCATGCTGCGGAGAATTTTTTTAACGTTACCATATTTTTTTTATTTATTTAATTATCCTTCACAACTTACACAAGTCTCATCCATTGCTCTTGCTGCTATATCGCCTCTCAATACCGATTCGGTTCTCATATAATAAAGAGTCTTAACACCTTGCTTCCAAGCTTCCATATGGACCTGATTAATCCATTTAGGTTCTGCGGTTGCAGGAAATGCTAAATTCAATGAAACTGCTTGGTCGATATATTGTTGTCTTACACCAGCTTGTCTTACTAAATCTAATTGATTTATCTCTTTAAATGTTTTGAATACATCTTTAACAGAATTACATCTATCTTTTATGTTATCATCCACATCTGAACATTGAACCAATTTACCATCTAAGTAACATACTTCATCTAAGAAATCCAAATCTTGTACCGAACCACCATCTGCTAAAATCTTATCCCATACTTCCTTTGTATTTTTACCTACTTTACGAAGTACTCTCTCCAATTCAGGGTTTTTTCTAATGAAAGTTCCCTTTGATGTTTGTTCTGTAAATACATTAGCTGCCCAAGGCTCAATACCACTACTTACATTTCCACTCAATTTAGAGTTTGATACCGTAGGTGCTACTGCTCTTAGGTGAGTATTTCTATAACCACTTTCTTTACACCATAGTGGTTCACCATATTCGGATGCCAAATCTCTACTAGCTCTTTCGGATTCAATCTTCATTTGAGAGAAAATCTTACGAGTTTCAAATTGAGCTTGCAATCCTTCGAATGGTAATCCTTTTTGTTGTAAGTAAGTGTGCCATCCTAATACACCTAATCCTAATGCTCTACCTCTTTCTGCTGAACGAACTGAATTCTCAAATCCTTTCATATTCTTAGCTCTCTGAATGAATTCCTCCAATACACCATCTAAAAAAATAGTAGATGTGTAAACTAAATCGGTATCCTTCCACTCATCGTATTTAGCCAAGTTCAAAGAACTTAAACAACAAACAAATGAATGTTGTTCATCTGTATGTAAAACGATTTCGGAACAAATATTAGTCATATGAACTTTCAATCCATTCTTTTTGTACATTTCAGGGTTTTGTTTATTAACATTACCTTTGTACATAATATAAGGTTCACCCGTTGCTTTTCTTTTTTGAAGTATCTTACCCCATTTTCTACGAGCTTCGGAATCGCCCTCTTCTACTTTCTTCATAAACCTATCACTAATAACAACACATTGGTGTAAGTTAAGTGATTGTCTATTAACATCTCCTTTAGGTTCTCTAATTTCTAAGAAATCTTCAAAATCTTTATGCTCCACTTTGATGTTAACCGAAGCTGCTCCTCTACGAACTGAACCTTGATTGGTTGCAAGTATTGTAGAATCATAGATTTTAGCAAATGGTATAATACCATCACTCGTTCCATTTCCAGTGATTTTAGAACCAGCAGGTCGTATCATATTGATTCCAATACCAACACCACCACCATGCTTTGCTAATAACATCAATTCTAAATTCTTAGAACCAATTTCATAAACACTATCACCCACATCGATACCGAAGCAAGAGATTGGTAAACCTCTATCCGTACCTGTGTTTGATAGTACCGGCGTTGCTAAACATAGCCAACCTTTCCAAATGTAATCAAAGAACTTTGTTGCCAATTGTGGTTTATCCAATCTCTTAGCAACTGCCGTAGCAACTCTCCAATATGCATCTTTAGGTTTTTCGCCGGCTTGTAAGTAAGTCTTTGATATAGTTTTTACATATATCTCATTGTTACCCCAATGTGGGAAATCTACATCAACTTCCCATCCGTATTCTTCTCCGTAATTTCTCATAATCTTTTTTTAAAATATATCATCCCAATTTTCACCTTCTCCCGCTTTTGAATAATCCGTAGGTCTCATTGCGAAGAAATCGGTGTGTGTAACTCCACCCGTAAGATGATAAAACCAATCCAATTCAGATGCTTTCTTCTCATCAAATTCAAAGTAATCATCTCCTCCTGGTATTGGATTATAACCTAATTCTGCTAACTTCTCATTAACTCGTTTTGTAATGAATTCTTTCAGGTCATCTTTTTTAAGATTCTCCAAATCACCCATTTCAAAAATCTTATCAATGAATTTGTGTTCTAAATCTCTAATGATTTCAGCCGCTTGGTAGATATCAGCCTTTGCTTCTTCTAACAATTCCGGAAACTCTTCACACATATGTCTGAATAATTGAACTCCCATTTTAGAATGTAGTGATTCATCTCTAACACTCCATTTCATTTGCTGCCCTATACCTTTTAATAGGTTTCTCATTTGGAATGAGTAAAGAACGGCAAACGATGAATACAATGCAACTCCTTCAGCAAATGCTGAAAAGATTGCCAATGAACGAGCTACTTCTTTTCTAGCTAATGGATTTGTATTCAAATCTTTAGGAGTCCACTCAGCAGTTGTACTGGTTAGTAGTTCGAATCGTTCTTTCATAACTTCATCATGTAAGAATCCTGCGAAATCATCCAATCCCAACGTTTCATTGAGATATGAATATGCTACTGAATGGATTGTTTCTTGAGAACCAAATGCCATTGCCATCTGTCTTATTTCATGCTTTGGAAACCATTTGGTAACCATTCCAGTCCAATAATCGGATACGGCACATTCGGTTTGGGCAAATCCTAAAAGAATGTTTCCAACCAAATGCTTTTCCGATGGTGAAAGATTTTCATTCCAATCTTTTACATCACCTTGCATTGGGATTTCTGTGTGTAACCAAAATGCCTGCATCTGCAATAACCACCCATCATTATAATAAGTTGGGTATTCAAATGGTTTAAATGGAATTCTTTCTGTAAATAATTTGCTCATAATTTGTTTTTTATGTTAGAGATGTAGGTATAACTATGGTTGGTTTTTATAAATTTTCCGTTTTCTTTAGAAAACTTTATACAACTTTTCCAATCGTTATCCCATATTCTCAACATACTTTTTGTGTAATAATTTTTTCTCTAAATTCTCTCCGTTTTTAGAGTCTTTGGTTGCGCTCATACCATCTTGCGATGTAGCTGCAAACACATCCATAATTCCGTGGAATGTATCAATCTTCGAAGGAAACGTCATTCCATCAGGTCCAAATCGATTTTTAACGATGTGAATACGACCTGTATTTGATAACTTATCTTTCGTCTTTCTACTAACACTCATAATGAAATCAGCCGTTTGTACTTTCTTATATGAATCACCAACCGAATCTGCTCCAATTACTTCATGCTCAATAGCTGCTCTATTAGTTTGAGTTGCTGTCCAAATAGGAATACCAGCTTCACCACTCAATCCTCTTAATTCTTCATAGATTCCACCCAATTCAGCGTATAGTCCATCCCTACCACTACCACTTTTTAATAAATCGGCGTAATCAATGATGATTAAATCCGGAGCAAATCCTATTTGTTTTAGTTTTTCAATATGAGCTGCAAGAGTCTTAGAAGATGCGAACTGTGGTGGATAGTATTTAATACGAACTCTACCTGGCGTACCTTTAATTTTTCTGATAATCTCATCTTTTCTTTCTTTATGTTCCGAAGTTTGAATTCCCGTAAGAATTGTTGTGTAACGTTGTCCCACATAACTTTCCGATAACTCCAAAGAATAGTGTAAAACGTTTTTACCAGCCTGCAATGCCGAACATGCTATTTTAGATAAGAACCAACTCTTACCAATTCCCGATGGTGCCATTACAACACCCAATTCGCCTGGTCCTAGCCCACCATCCATCAACTCATCGATAACATCCCACCCAGTTGATACTGAATTACGTTTTACATCTTCCATAATGAGTTCAAACTCATCGATGTAATCCATACCCAAATCGGATTCTACTCCAACTTTGGATGCTGCCATCATTGTATCAATGATTTGTTCGTAATTACCTGCTTTAAGTAAATCTACGGATTTGAATAAGGCCTCTTTAACCTTTTGATTTTTAGCAAATGTAAGATATTCTTTCTTTACATAAGGTAAATCTTCTGAACCTACTTGTGTATAAACATTTTTTAGTTGGTCAACTACGGTTTGTTTCAACCCTTTGTCCTCAATCTCGCCTACTTTGATTTTGAACACTTCCATTGTAGGAACTGAACGATACTCATTGAAGTAGTGCAATACCGAATCGATAATCCATTGGTTTGCTTGTGATTCAAAAAATGCCGGTTTAGTGATTTCGTTTACCTGTTCAAGAAACTTAACATCTGTTATAAGAGAAGCAACAACTTTAGATTGATACGATTGACCATATTTGACAAGTGTATCTATTGCTTCCATTATTTTTTAATTTTCTTTCTTGCTAACTTTTTTTCTTCGATTGATAATTCTTGTACCGTTTCAGATACTTCTACCTCCACTTTAGGTTGTTGTGATGGTTTACGAAGTGCTTTCCACTCCGATTTTGGACAGAACGCCCATACGCCGGTACTTACTTTATTATTTGCCTCCGAATCCATTACTCTACGGATAGTACCAACTCTATTTTCTTTTGTTTCTTTTACTACTTTAATACACTTCATATGTTTTGTCCATGTTTAGTTTAAAAATTATTTAATAACCATTAAGATTTCAGATTCTCTTAATAGGATGTAGGTAGAACCACCTACTTTGATTTCTTGCCCCTGATGATATGGTGGGAGAATTACTTCATCACCTACTTCAACTGCCATTGGAATCAATGTTCCACTTTGCGTATAAATACCAGGTCCTACTGATTCTACTTTTGCACGTTTTACATCTTCACTTCTTACTGAATCAGGGATAATGATACCACCTGCCGTTTGTGAAACTTCTGCATCTAATTGTGTTAAAAGAACTCTATCTCCTAACGGTTTTGCTGTTTTGTCTGCCATTGTTTAAAATTTTGCTATGTGAGAGAATGTGGATTGTAACCAATCGGTAACATTTGGAAATGCATCCAATACCGATGATTTTAATCCTACTTTTAAAAATTCTTGTTTACTGAACTTAGGTACTGGCTCTTCGAATCTATCAATGATTTTCATTCTAAGGTTGCCACTAAACGTTGGTTCGGATAACTGCATTAAGGTACGATTTCTTTCTAAGATTTCCAAATTATTTTCAAATAATTCATGTCCTTTTATTTTCTTTGGTTGGGATTTAATATATTCCAACATAGAATCGGTTGTATGAACTTCTTCATCTGCCAATATTGGGAATGCTTTAAGAATTGTTTTTAATCCTAACCCTGTAATACCCTCCACATTATCGGATTTATCACCATCTATAATTCTGAAATTGATGAAGTTATGTGGATGTATTCCAAATTCCTCAACTACTTCTGGTATATTATAGATTTTCTTTTTTGAAGGTGAATATACGCTTACATCTTTGTTTACCAATTGTAAGAAATCTTTATCGGTACTCATTATTACAACTTTCTCGTTTTCTTTCTTTAATTGTGTTGCGATATAAGCCATAACATCATCTGCCTCAATTCCATCGTAAATCATAATAGTAACAGGTAGAACTGAAAGTAACTCACCCAATCCAGTCATTTGACGTTTCATCGATGCACTTTCCTCTTCCGGTGTCATTTCTAAAGATGCGGCACGATTCAATCTCATTTTGATTTTGTTCTTACCTCTCTCTGATTTGTAACCAGAATATATTTCTTTTCTGCTATTAGAACCCCCTTTACCATCAAATACGATGACAACTCGTGTAGGGTTGATTGTACGGATGGCGTAGCCGATACTTTTTAAAGTACCGACTATTCCTCCAATGTGGTCACCATTCTCATTAAGATTTGGTGCAGTTGACCAAGAACGGATAAATGTATTAAGACCATCTATCACTAATGTTTTAGAGTTACGTTGTAAATCTCCAAAATCATTGTGTTCTCTATCTATTTCTTTTAGTATTTCTAAAAACCTTTTGTTAATCTGACTCATTTCCTTCGTCCGTTGTTATTTCAACTTCATCCGATGATGCTGTTTTGTATTGTAAAATTGTTGCTTCGCAAATCCTACGATAGATTTGGTCTTTTAGATTTTCGTTTTCAAGTAACTTCATAAAATCTTTTGATTGGAATTTGAAAACTTCACCCGTATCAATATCTACATATTCATACCAAGCTCCACCTTGCTTAACCAACTTCTGGTCTTTCATTACTGAAATCCACCCTCCGAAATTATCAATACCTCTATCAAAGAAAATATCGAAATCTGCGTGTCGTAATGGTGGTCCCATTCGGTTCTTAATAACCTGGCATCTTACTTTGATACCAACTATTCTATCACCTGCTTTAAGTTGTCCCATATTTTTCAAACGAACTCTAACCGAAGCATGGAATGCAAGTGCTTTACCACCCGATGTTGTCCACGGGTCACCAAACATTGCGTTCATCTTCTGTCTTAATTGGTTTGTAAAAATTAAAGCGATGGATTGTCTACCAATCATATTGGTAATCTTTCGCATTGCTTTAGAAATGATAATTGCTTTATCAGTTGCGTATCCATCTTTACCATAATCAGCTTCTAACTCTTTATGTGTTGATGCGGCTGCTACTGAATCCACTACGATAGTTACTAATCTATCTTTATCACCTTTACGAACTTGCTCAATAATTGTTTCACATGCTTCGAAAATACCTTCTACGGTATCAACTGAAACATATAGGAGTTTTGAAACATCTACCCCAATTGCTTCTAAGAATTCTCTACTAACTGCGGTTTCCGTATCAATCAATACTGCTACACCACCTTTACGTTGTGTTTCAGCAAGGAGATGGGCGGAGAGCAAAGATTTTCCACTTTGCTCTAAACCCGTAATCTCTGTAATACGTCCAACTGGCAATCCACCATAAGGTCTGTTTGAAATTGCTACATCTAACATAGCGTTTCCGGTCGATACCCAATCCTTTACATTGGTAGGGGCATCTCCACCCTCGTCTGTTAGAAAGTAAGCTATCTTACCATCCTTATTTTGTTTGTTTAGAGAATCGGCAAGTAAACTTGCTAAATCTTCTTCTCTTTTTGCCATTTGTAACTAATTTTTAGTTGTTAAATAAATCATCGAATGCCGATGCTACATCATCCTTTGGTTTGAATGCCGGAGTTGCTTCCGTTTCCCAAGGTAAATCAGCTGGTACTTCTGCTGCAGGAGGTGCTGATTGGAATGCTGGTGTTGATACAGTTGGTTGCGATACAACCGGTGTTGGGGTTGGTGCCGCCTTTGGTGCCTCCAATGCTTCGTTTACAGGGTTTCCTGCTCCGTTAGCCGGTGCCGATGGGTTTAACCAATTTTCTAATACACCTTTCAACTCATCATAAGATAATTCAGAATACAATTCTGTAATTTCTTTTTGGCCATCTAATAAGTTCACAACATCATTATCATTTTCTAAAATTTTAGATGTTGCAGGTTTTACTCTGATGGTTGTTGTTGGGTAAGCTGCGTTTGATTCTTCAGCTGATACCACTTCCAAAACGATATCTCTACCACTTAATGGGTCTGTAATATCTCCGTAATCTGGGTCAGCGATGTAACCTAAGATGTCCTGATAAACAGTCTTACCAAATCCCCAAAACTTAACTCCTTCGTTTTCTTTACCTCTTACGATAACAGGTGCGAAAGTTCTTAATTTTGGCTCCATTTTCTTACCAGCTTTCCAATCATCTGTATCACCTGTACGTTTAAGTTTTTCAGCGAATTCAACGATTGGGTCAGGTCTTCCAAATGAAATTGGTGACAAGTACGTTTTGTTGTTAATGTTGTAGTGAAAATACAATTCGATAAAAGGATTATCCTTATTGAATTTGTAAGGTACTAAACGGATTTGAGATTTTCCGTTTGCCGGTTTCCAGATTGAATCCGACTTCTTTGTGTTGTTTTGTAAAGAGCTAAATCTCTTTAGTGCTAATGAAATGTCCATTGCTTTCTTGTTTTAAAGTTTATAAAATTGTTTTTAAAGTTGAGGTTGTATATCGATATTACCTATATCTAAATATAACCTTTTCGTCTTTTGTTACACAAATATACGAAGTTTTTTTGTAATTACCAAATTATTTCGCCCATTTATTTCGAGTCACTAATTGTGAGATAACTGAATAGACTGCAAGGTCTTGGTAAGTATCCTCAATTGATTCTCCTACCTCATCTGGCTGACCCAATACTACTAATTGTTTTAGTCTTTGAATCTTATCATTTTTTCTGAACCATAGTCCACTTAATGATAACTTAACATCTTCTTTGGTTTGAAGTGCCGTTCCTACGGAAATGTTTCCAGGACCATAGTTTCTTTGTTTTTTACAAAATGTTAGATACATTTCATCTAAGATGTTTTTAAATTCCTCTGTCATTTGAGGATACATCTCTTCGCAATATGCAATTGCGGATTCCATTTGTTCTTTGGTATTTGTCATAACTACTTTTTAAGATTCCATTTTTTGTTTAAATACTCGTAATACTCTTTGTGCTTTCTCCCATTATATAGGAAGTAAACTATGTGGATATCAAACCACCAATCAAGCTTCTTTAGTAACTTTTTCATTTTTGCGTTTTAATTTATTTTTAACTTTCATAGCCTGAGCGCATACTTCATACTCCTCATATTCAACAAGGGTTTTGATATTCTCATCTAATAATTCCATGAATTCATCACTATCAACTGCGAGAGTAATTATGATAGTATTTTTAACGAATAATTTGGCGAAATCAACTTTGGATTTGTTATTACGAACTCCAAAATCTACACCATTAATTATTGCTTTAGAAATTTCGCAACGGTGAGTTTGGAAAACTTCCGTAGGATTGTCGATTTTAAGTTCAATTGGTTTAAATCTATTTCTTTTCATTATACAAATATAACAAAAATATTTTAGAATTCCAAATTGTCTGTATTAAATGTTTTGAAAACTTTAGTAGGTATCTTCTTATACCCAGCACTTGATGTAGTAATTATACAATTTCTGAACTCATCCCAGTCAATCATATATGAATTATCAAGTTGTCCACCTGTTTTTGATTTAACAACTTCATTCAAAGCGTTAATGGTGTATATAGTATTTGATTGTTTCTTTCTGTGTACTAATATTGTTTTCCAATTGGACATAATGGCTGAAGAACCCTTACCTACATTAAAGGTAATGAATGCCTCATCGATGTTCGATTTGTTCTCCAATATAAAAATGTTTGGATTTGTCAATGTATAACTTTCTAATATGAAGTTAAACGAGTTATCCAATTCCTGCTTTGTTGTAAATAAGCAAAGTAGTTGTGTGTTCATTATCCGTATATTTCTTTATTTGCTTGCTCTAATATTTTAGCAAAACGTTTATCTAATTGCATTTCGAATTTAATCTGTCCTCCATAACCTACACCATCTTCTCTAGCAACTATGGTAGCAATAGGTATTATTTTTTTAGAAGTTCCGGCTCTATAAGCTAAATATGGTGGATTCGTATCAGTCATTGCAACCAATCCTTGCTTAATTTGTTCAAAATCGGATGTTTCAAATATCTGTTTCAATACTGCTCTATCCAATGAGTTAGGCCCAATTGCCATCGATTCCTCACCTTCTCCAACTGCTTTCAATGGAAACTCATCTCTAATAGCTCCCAGCATTCCTTCTTTTAGTTTAGGATTACTACCCAATGCGGCAATAACATCATGCTGATGTTGCTTATGTTGTTTTTGTACTAACTCTAAATATTTCTTAGCAGTAGCATCTCCTTGAGTTGCCGCTGATTGGATTGATGCCAATACAACTTTTCTAATTGCTCTACCATTTCCTTTTCCGGATTGCAGTTTAGCAAGTGCATCTCTCAATGAATACCCTTTGGATTTTATTATAGCTTGTAATTTTTTATCCTTCAATGCTGCATTTTCTAATAAGGCTATATTCTTAGTACCAAATGCCAATAAATTCTGAGCTTCTCTCTTCTGATAAACGTTTGGATTGATATTATCCGGCAAGTTCTTATCCCATTCTAAAAATTTACCCGTACCTGAATTTATAAAGTTAACAATTACCGATTTTTTCAAAGATACTTCATCCAATATAGATTGGCCATCTTTGGTTTTGATTTTAAAATAAGCATCGGTTGAATATCCTTTGTTCTTTTTATAATCTTTCAATCCCATTGCTTCCACTTCAGCTTGAGTATCCCAAGCACCAGCTTCAATCGTTGCCCCAGGATATTCTTTACTCAATCTATTTCTAATCGCCATCCTATTATTGATTGCGGCTTGTATCCAAGATTTAGTTACAATTCTACTTGCTTCACTTTTTAGATTAGGATTTTTAGCAAGTTGTGCGGTTTCATGTTCTAATAGTGATTTATAAAATACTGCGGCTGTTTTATCATCCATAGTAGTTCCAATCATTGTCATCAATTCACCAGCTTGTGCCGAAATTTGCCCTGCTCCACCTGGTAAATCAGAGAAATGTGACCATTTAGCGGTATCAATGGTTGCTCTACTATTCATCATTCTCTCCAATGCCTTTAAGTGTCTTGGAGCAACTTTAGCATTTTTGATAACTTCCGTTGGAATTTTGTATGGAATTGGTGGAGGACCTATTTGAAATTGTTTGTTTTTATTGGCAAACGTAGCATCATCCGGGTTTTGTTTTTGTTGAAAAGCCGTACTTCGTAATGTATCTACTTTAGTAAGTGTTTTATCCTTACCACTAATTGTTTTCTTTTTAGAAGGTGTAGTTGAAAATACACTAGCTCCACCACCGGTTACACCAAACGCATTAGGTTTAGTTTCTTTATCATCCGGCCCAGCATCAACCATCTGAATATCCTTATTAGAATATCCAGCTTTTTTCAACATACTCTGTGCTATATTGAATGCCTGTGAATTCTTCTCATATCCCAGTGCAGATGCTACGGTAACATCGTTACCTGTTTTTGGGTTTTTGAATTTCTGTGATAACACTCTATCCAATCCCTTAGTTGCTTCATTCAAATGTGAAAAATAAACTTGAGCAATCTCAACAATAGGAGTAGGTGAACTTACACCATTCTCTATTAGGATATTTATTAAGTGATTTACGTGTGATTCTTTAGTTAAATCGGGTATTCCGCCATCAACTCTGTAACTTAGTTCCAATAAGATATCATCAAAATTTGGAGTCATTCTTTTTTTATATTTGTTATATACTATATTATAAGTATAAATATATTTTTTTAATCTATTACTACCAAATTATCGTAATTAGTTCCTTCTTCTACTTTAACTGGGAAACCACCCTCTTCCATAATCACTCTAATCGAATCCAATATCTCACCTCTCTCCGATGGATGCACATCAAACACAAAGGCATCATAGGTATAAAGTATCATTTTCGATTTTTTATCACTAATCCAATCTAATACCTTTTCAATCTTCATATAGTTTACTTCAGTTTCCAACGCCTGTAACATATAGTTGAATACCTTTTGTTCAGTCGCTCCTTCAATTTTTGAGAAATGAATTTCCCTCTTATATAGAGGTGTCGTTAAACGACCGGAAATTACGAACTTTTGGTAAACTCCTCTAATGTATCCCTCTACCTTTTGAAAGAATGGGATTTGGCGGGCATTATCATCTAATCCCCCATAAAGATAAGTAAAGGTTATCTTCTTCGCAGTTTCATAATCCGTTCCATACAAGTCGGCTAAGTGTTGGTGAGCGGTAACCCCCTTTGGGAAATCGTAACCAATCAATTTGGCAATCAATCGAATGTGGTAGGACTCGTAATCGAATTGTAAGAGAGTTCCCCCTTCGAATCTACTAACCATCATCGAACGAGTTCCATCGGATTTATTAAGAGCGGACCAATTCACATTAAGATGTCGATTCGAAGGTCTACCCGTTGTAGTATATGGATTATACTTTGTGTACACCAATCCGTTGTAGATGTACTCCTGCGAGAACTTAAAACTATCAATAAATTTTTCTTCTTCGACTTTCACCCCAGCCC